CTCTCCTGCCCACGACGGGATCATAATCTAACCTATTATTGATGATGATTTTGTTGTTTTTTGTTGTTGATACTACACTACTACTACTACCAATAATAAATAAAAAAATATTAAACGCACCATTTGTGCATTGCTATTGGAAAGATATTAATAGCTCTGCAATTTGGACTTCATTAAAAGAAGCTAAGTCAAGCAAAGTTACAATCTGTATTACAGCAGGTTGGCTTTTAAGAGCAGACAAAGATGTTCATGTAATTGCAGGTGATGTTAATTTTAATGATGATGGTACATTAGGTGACGTAGGTAACGTAACCACCATGTCTTCAGTAAACGTATTAAAGATTAAGAAGGTAAAACTTTGAGATACGTCTTTGATATAGAAACAAATGGATTTTTACATCTATGCGATAAGGTACATTGCATTGTACTTAAAAACATAGACACAGGAGAGATACTTACACCTAGCAATGAAGACGCTATTAAACTTTTAGAAGAAGCAGAGCTTATCGTAGGTCACAATATTATTAAGTTTGATATTCCTGTATTAGAACGATTACATTCCGCTACATTTAGGGGCAAAATTTTCGACACGTTAGTAGGTACAAGATTAGTATTTGCAGACATTAAAGAAAGCGACTTTTCAAAAAAAGATTTTCCAAAAGATTGTATAGGTAAACACTCATTAAAAGCATGGGGCAATAGAATAGGTGAATACAAAGAACAGATAGAAACTGATTGGCAAACATTCACACCTGAAATGCTTGAGTATTGTAAGCAAGATACAGAAGTTACTTACAAACTATACAAAGTTTTAGAAGAAAAAGGTTACTCCCAAGAGGCTATGGATTTAGAACATGAAGTAGCCTCACTAATATTTAAACAAGAACAACATGGCTTTACGTTTGATAGAGAAAAAGCAGAAGCCTTATCTGTTAAATTAAAAGCAAGACAAGCAGAGTTAGCTGAAGAATTACAAGGTGTGTTTGAGCCTATCGTAACTGAAAGATGGTCTACAAAAACAGGTAAGAGATTAAAAGACCAAGTTACTGTATTTAATCCATCAAGCAGACACCATGTAGCACAAAGATTAAAAGATAAGTATGGTTGGGAAGCTAAAGAATTTACCAGTGATGGTAAAGCTAAATTAGATGACAGTATATTATCTAAACTTCCATACCCTGAAGCTAAAATATTATGTGAAACTTTTTTATTAACAAAAAGAATTGCACAAATAGCTACAGGTTCACAGGCATGGTTAAAGCATGAACGTAATGGTAAAATTCATGGCACTTGTAATACTAATTCTTGTGTAACATCAAGAGCATCACATTCGTTTCCAAATTTAGGACAGGTTGTTAGTACGTCTGCACCTTATGGTAAAGAGTGTAGAGAATTATTTACAGTACCAGAAGGTAAACGATTAGTGGGTATAGACGTAAGCTCTTTAGAAGTGATGATGCTTTGCCACTTCATGTCAAAGTTTGATAATGGAGCATACACAAAAGTTGCACTTGAGGGTGACATACATACAGAGACACAGAAACTAGCAGGGTTAGACAGTAGAGATTTAGCAAAGCGTTTTTACTATTGTTTTTTATATGGCGGTAGTGTCAAAAAAATTGCTGAAGTAATTAACAAACCATTAAAAGAAGCAGGAAAGATTAAGAAAAGATTTTTAAATAACTTACCTGCATTACATAAACTTATAGAAGGCGTACAGTCTGCGGCTGAACGTGGTTATCTAAATGGTTTAGACAAAAGACAAATCAAAGTTCGTAATAGTTACTCTGCACTCAACACATTATTACAAAGTGCAGGTGCAATCCTATGTAAGAGATGGCTAGTAGAATTTAATAAAGAGATTAAGAAATTTAAGAACGCACAACAAGTTGTATGGGTACATGATGAGATACAAGTTGAGTGTGAAGAACAAGACGCTGAAGACATTGGTAAGATAGCAGTAGAATGTATTAAACGTGCAGGTGAACACTTCCAATTAAGAGTGCCGCTAACAGGCGAATATAAAATATCAACTAATTGGAGTGGAACACATTGAAGAATAATAAATTTGATATTGACCTAAAGTATGGTCAAGAAAGAGAACAAAGACTAGCATCTATATTAGACAAAGATAAAAATAAAATAGAAGTTAAGACTGAAAGAGACTGGTGGTTTAAAACAGGTAACATTGCAATAGAAGTAGAATGCAATGGTAAGCCTTCAGGTATCATGGCAACCAAAGCTGATTATTGGGTACACATATTAGCAGAGGGTGACAAAGATTATTGCAGATTAATATTTGATACTAGAACAGTAAAAAGATTAGCAAAAAAATACATAGGTACACTTAAAAATGGTGGTGATGGTTGGCGTAGTAGGTTTGTCTTAATACCTTTAGCCGAAATATTTTTACCAAAAAATTTAAGCAAATCTATGCAGGAGAGGATAGTTAAATAATGTATAAAAAGAAAAAAGTATTAGTAATTGATGGTGACATACTTGCTTACCAGATAGCAACTAACAATGAACAACCTATCAACTGGGGTGATGGCTTATGGACATTACACGCAGAGTTACCTACTTGTAATGCACAATTAGATGCAGTGATAGATGATTTAGGTTCAGGGTTATCAGCAGATGAATATGTTGTAGCACTTACAGATAGGAACAATTTTAGAAAAGATGTTCTTCCTACATACAAAAGTAATCGTAAAGAAAAACGTAAACCAATAGTTTTAAATGCAATGCGTGAACACATTATGGAAAAACATAATGGTGTCATGTGGGCTAATCTAGAAGCAGATGATGTCATGGGTATTATGGCAACTGAACCTAGTGATGAAGAAAGAATATTAGTTAGCGTTGATAAAGACATGCGAACTATACCATGCAATCTTTCACAAGATGGTATGACAGTAGAACAAATACCAGAAAAGATAGCTAACTATAACTTCATGTTACAGACAATCATGGGTGACAAGACAGATGGCTATGATGGTATTGATGGTGTAGGGATTAAGACAGCAGAGAAGTTACTTCTTAAATATACTAACTGCACATTGCCTGACTTATGGAAGGTAGTCAAAGGTATCTACAAAGAAAAAGGTTACACACAAAAAGAAGCTCTACAACAAGCTAGGGTCGCACACATTTTAAGACACGGAGAATACAATAAGAAAACAGGGAAGGTAAAACTATGGACAATATAAAAAAACCAATGCACTACAATCAAGGTGGTATTGAACCTATAGATTACATCACAAAGAATAACCTCTCGTACTGCGAGGGCAATGTTGTGAAGTACATTTCTCGTTGGAGATTTAAAGGCGGCATACAAGATTTAAAAAAAGCTAAACAATACATAGATTTTATTATTGATAAAGAAGCACAACCCAAAGTAACAGAAACAAAAGATGATTGATTACGAAAGAGATGAGTTGCTTACTGACTTCGGTAAGACAACTTTAAAAGATAGGTATTTACTACCAGAAGAAACATCACCGCAAGATGGATTTATGAGAGCGGCAAAAGCATTTTCAGATAATGATGAGATGGCAGAAAGAATTTATAACTACGCTAGTAAACTTTGGTTTATGTACTCCACACCTATTTTATCTAATGGTGGTACTAACAGAGGTATGCCTATCTCTTGTTTCTTAAATTATGTTGGTGATAGTAGAGAAGGATTAACAGGACACTACACAGAGAATGCTTGGTTAGCATCTATTGGTGGTGGTATCGGTGGTTACTGGGGACATGTTAGAAGTGATGGTGTAAGTACATCAGGTGGTTCACAATCATCTGGTTCAATTCCTTTTCTTCATGTAGTTGACAGTGAGATACTTGCGTTCTCTCAAGGTAAAACAAGGCGTGGAAGTTATGCGGCATACATGGATATGTCACACCCAGAGATAATAGAATTTTTAGAAATGCGTAAGCCTAGTGGTGGAGACATACATAGAAAATGTCTTAACCTACATCATGCAATAAACATATCTGATGAGTTTATGCAGTTGATAGAAAAGTGTATAGCTGAACCTACCTATGATGACAGTTGGAATTTAATTGACCCTCATACAAAG